AGCTATTCGTAGATTAAATATGTGTGCATATCGCATACGTGTTGCTGCTGGTTATGGAAAGGAAGTTACAGTTAATGGTACTAAGCATACTCGTTTGGATATTAAAAAAATACGTGATTGTGAGAAGTGTTTGGAATTTAAAAAGATTAACAACATACAATCTTTAGCATTTTGTGCTCATGCACAAGAATTTGAACCATATGATATGTTTACTGATCAACAAATTGGAGATGTTTTATCTTATGGTGAACTTGTTGTACATTTGAAACGGGAAGATGATAAGTCACAACTTGCAGAGGGTGGACGTAGAGAATTAAGTGATTTATTGGCGGCCAATCCAAATATTTTTGATTTTAAACCACAGAATGCTGATGATGCTTATGAGGATGCTGTAGAGACTTTTGGTGCAATAGATTTGAACGTACCAACTGATATTGTTGCATATCAAACGCTTGTAACTTATTTATTACATTTGAATGATACAAATCCAAATGAGGATCAAATTTTGGCCGATTTGGCATTACATCCACAATTATTTTCAACATATCAGCGACGACTTCATTATGGAATTAGAAATGTGAATTCTAGCAATAATTCACTAATATTGGCACTTGAGGCGGCTGGAATACATTATAATTATGATAATGATGTTTGGTATACTCAGCGAAATATGAGACAACACTTTAATACGGTGATGATAACATTTAATAATTATATATCACAATTACATAATAAAATTTCACAAATTTGTAATGGTTGTAGTATAGGAGAAATTTATGGATTTATAAGTTTGGCAATTGGTATTTTTGGTTTAATTGGTTTTGTTTATACTTCTTTTTCGAAGGATAAGATTGAAGATTTTAAATCTGAAAATTCATCTGCACCGGTACAACCAAAAACACAAAATACTTTTGTTGTTGAGAATTCATCTGCACCATTACAACCAAAAACACAAAATACTTTTAAAGTTGAAAATTCATCTGCTCCATTACAACCACGTACAATTGCTTCATTTAAGACTGAGGTTTATCAGGATCGTGGTTGTCAAATGCTTGAGAGTGCAATTGTGCGTAAATCTTTATATGCTTTACATTCGGAGACAACTGTATTTGGAAATGTCATTTTTATTCGTGGTACAACATTTTTAATGAATTATCATTTTATTGAAATGTTGCGTTTAAGAAAAGATCCAAAAATGAAATTATTCTGTACTAATGCTGCTCGGGTTCAAATAGAATTTGATTTAAATTATTTATTGAATAATTTTGTACGTTTAACTAAGAGCGGAAGGGAAACTGATTCCGTTCTTGTTTCATTGGATCCTGTGCGAAATAAAGTACATATACATCCAGATATAACTAAACATTTTATACGTATGGAAGATCTTTCATTATTATCTGGTGTTTATAATGCTCAATTACCATCTTATGCTGGTAGAAATGTAGATTTCTTGTATCCAAATTTAAGATCTATTACTGATGTTCAAATGTCGAACAATGAATATCGAATTTCAGATGCTGGTTTTCAATTTATTGTAAATCAAAGTTGGAGTTATTTTGGTTCAACAACTGATGGTGATTGTGGTGGACCAGTTATACTTAATAATGATTATGCTTCACATAAAATAGTTGGAATCCATATGGCGGCACGACAACAGGGCAATGGTTCACAGGGTTTGGCACAAACAATAACACAAGAGATGCTCAATGAAGCATTTAAAATGTTACCACATAAATATCAATGTTATTCGGAAATAGATATTCCAATGACAGAGATAGATATGGATGCAAGTATTCAGGGAAGTGTTCCATTGGATGCTGGTTTAATGGTACATGGTGTCACAGATAAAATGTCTAAATCTGGTGATAAAACAAAAATTATGCCTTCTGTGTTATATGATATACGTGAACCAAAAACTAAACCAGCACAATTGCGTGCCAATTCGGAACACAATCCAATGTATAAGGGATTGTTGAAATTTGGTAAAAATGTTCCAAAATTAAATTATGATATGGTTGAGGCGTGTATAAATGATGTTTCAAATAATATGTTTATTAACAATTCACATCGAATATTGGCGGATTATCAACGTGTTTTAACTTATCGAGAAGCTTTGTGTGGTGTTGAAAATGATGAATTTTTAGCACCAATTAATAGAACAACATCGATGGGCTATCCATATACTGTAGATTATGTGAATTTGCGTGGTAAACGTGATGCTTTTGGTGATGATGAATGGACTTTTGATACACCACTTGCATTAGAGGTAGAGCGAAGGGTTAATATATTAAAATTGGATTGTTTGGCTGGAATTCAACGTGGTGTGTATTGGAGTGATACTTTAAAAGATGAGCGAAGACCAATTGAGAAGGTGAATGCTGGTAAGACGCGAGTTTTTTGTGGTGGTCCAGTACATTTTACATTGTTATTTAGACAATATTTTCTTGGTTTCGCTGCGTGGATAATGCACAATAGAAATGCAAATGAAGTTGCTACTGGTACAAATGTTTATTCACATGATTGGAATGAAATAGTAAGTAAGTTGGCGAGTCGTGGTTCAATTTTGTGTAACCACAAAATGATGCTTCGTGTGATTGCTGGTGATTTCGGAAATTTTGATGGTTCATTAAATTCACAAATTTTGTGGGCAATACTTGATCTTATTAATGATTGGTATGATGATGGAGAAGAAAATGCTCGTGTGCGCTATGGTTTGTGGTTACATATTGTTCATGCTATACATATAAATGGCAATGTAATATATCAATCAACGCATTCACAACCATCTGGATGTCCAATTACAGCCATATTAAATTCTATTTATAATTCTATTATTGTTAGAATGGTGTACTTAACCTGTGCAGTCTGGAGAAGAAATTCAACTGGAGAGGATTATGTTTCTATGAAAAAATTTAATGAATTCGTCGCTATGGTTTCATATGGTGATGATAACTTGATTGCTGTTTCGGACTCTATTTTGGAATGGTTCAATCAAGTTGTTGTTACGGAAGCATTTACTTTGCTTGGACATGAATATACTGATGAATCGAAGTCGGGTAGAATAGTGCCGATTCGTGACATTTCAGAGGTGGCTTTTCTTAAACGAAAATTTGTTTGGGATGATTCGGCTAATCGTTATGTTGCTCCATTAGATTTAGATACTATAATGGAGATAGTACAGTGGACTAAACGTGGTCTTTCCGCTGATGCGATAACTTTGGCTAATATAGATGTAACTATGCGTGAGTTATCCTTGCATACACGTGAAATATTTGATGAAAATTCCAAACTTATTAGGGATGCTTGTCGGAGTGTGGGTATATCATACAAATTTTTATCTTATTATGAATATCGTGATAATGTATTGGCAATACCTTTTTTGGCTGAAATGAATAGTGGTGAAACTTATACTATTAAATATGATCCAAAGATATATATTAAGAACTATATATATATGGATCATAAAAGAAAAATATTAAGAATTGGTGAACATGATTCTGATATTATGAAACACAAAATAAAATTGTTCTGCAGTTACCGCAATATCGATGTTGTTGCGGCAACCAAGGCTACTGAACATCTATTATTCTAAACCCATTGATGTGATCTTATTTTCTTATATAAATTCCTCGTTACTAAAAAGAAAATATTGCTATTAATGGATGACACTTGATTATTTAATCTTACGTTCCAGGATGGTGTTGGGCATTCCCCAAAAATCCAGGAAAGCGAGGTGCCGTGATTTGTATTGAGTAGTTCAATCACGAAAGAAATTTACTTGCCAACACACAAAATAATACAACAAATCAACAAAATATATATGATCAAAAACAAGAGAACATTGAGATCATTCATTTTCATGACGAGGGTATGGATGAAATTATGCAGGCTCCTGCAGCAGTTTCTGCTACGGAAAATGCTCTTATTTCTTCAACTACGCATGAAAATCGTGATCACAATGTTCTTAGCTTTCTTCAGCGCGCTTATTCTATTGCTAACTTTACGTGGGCTAAAACTTCTGCGACCGGCGACGTTTTGGCCACGTTTCGTTTTCCTGATATTTTATTATCTCAACCTGCCCTTTCCGCGAAGACGAGAAATTTTTTCGGACTCAGAGCTGGGGTTGAATTACTTGTCTTAATTAATAAACAGCAATTTCAGGCTTGCAATTTACTTATTTCATATTTGCCTAATGCGCGCTATAATCCGGCTAAGGCTGCTATGGCCCAAACTTCTCTCCAAACTCGTACTGGCATGCCACGTACAAATTTGGATCTTATGGATGCAACTCGCGCAACATTGCGTGTTCCATATGCATCCCCATTCATTTATTACAATTTATTGACTGGTGATGGGACAATTGGTGATTTTTATATTTCGGTTTATTCACCATTGTCTGATGTTGCAGATGCTGGTACAGTTTCTGTACAGGTATTTGCAAGATTTATTGATGTTGATCTAGAATTTCCAACTGGATCAACGCCTGTTTCTTTTACTAAAACTCATGGTATTGATAATTTGATTGAAGAATTTCGAGTCAAACCTAATTTTGATTCACTCAAACAACTTATTCGTGAGGGTAATTCTGTTCTTAAAACCATAAAAGAAGGTGAATTTCGATTTCAGATGAATTCTGAAAATAATCGTACTCAAAATATGAAGCTTCGTGCTTTGCCCAATATGGCTGTATCTTCTGATACTAACAATGCACACATTATGTCTCTCTTTTCTAGTAATGTGTTGCCTTCTACCGATATGGGCCAAACATCTTCTTCAGAAATGAATATAAATTCTGTATTACAGATACCTTGTTATCATGATCGATTTCCAATATCAAACCAGGCTTCTGGTGTCAACGTTTGGTCTAAACTTGTGCAGCCACAGACTGCTATTACTCCAAATGCTGACGGATCATTGGATGTGGATTATATCCATTTTCATTCTGAACCATTTTCTAAATGGCGTGGTTCAATAATTTATCATTTTCGTGTTGTGAAGACTACTTTTCACTCACTTCGTGTTCGTGTTTGGTTTTCTCCTGCTTCACTTATAACCGATACAATAGATCGCAATGCGGTCTATTCTAAAATTATTGATTTGAAGGATACAAATCATTTTACTTTTGAGGTTCCCTATATTTGGCCTCATCCATTTTTAAATGTCCATGTGAATCCCACTTCTCTTGGTACCATTGGT